ATACTGTCAGCCACAGCACCTATCCTATTATCTATGCCTTCTGCAAACATCTTGCCACTGAGGACTTCATTCCTGATGGTCTGCTTATGGAGAGAGTAGATATCAGTGCACTTGTCCATTACTTTGTTAATCTCATAGGCAGCTCGTCTGCGCTCTACATCTAGCACTGGTACTACATGCTTCCTAATCATATCAGGTCCAACAGTAGCATCTTGTTCTAGTACTCTCCTAAGGTCATTCTTCTCCTTCTTACTAAATGATTCTATACCAGCCAGTAGTCCTTCACTATCATCAAAGACCTTGGCAATCTGAGCCATCTCATCAGGAGCCTCATCCCATAGTAACTGCTTGTATTTAGTCAGGAAGTACCAGGCTCTCTGCTGAGTGCCTATATCTCCAAACATATCATTCCAGTCCTGCCAAGAGCGGATAGGATAGTCCTTGTTGCCTATCTTGATGGTGACTCCTAGAGGACCTTTCTTAGTTACAAATGGAATCTTACCTTTGCTGAAGACTAGTGTCTTGCCAGTCTTAGGGTCAGTGATGGCTATCTCCAGCCTGCCTAGCCTACCCTGATGCTGAATGAAGTCATAGGGCAAGTTGGTAAGACCCTCACCTATCCTAATCACCTCATCTATAGGACTAGCTGCTCTAGGATAGAATACTTCCCCAGCACCAAGGAAGCTCCTCATTACATTCTCAGCTACATTGAAAGGTCCATAGTTGGTAAATAGTAGATACTGGTTAGCCATAGGAGCAGTTACCTGTCTGTCAAACCAAGTAACAAGGCTATTGCGGATTATCTTATCAGTAGACCTAGTTATCCAACTGGTAGCCCTGCCAGACTTACGAACAAAGTCGTATAGCGGGCTGGCTATCTTCCTAAGCTGTAGGTCTTCAATGTTTCTGAATACAGAGTCTAGTATCTCCTTGGCAGTATCACCCTTGACTATATCAGTAGCACCGTTAATTATCTTAGTACGATGCTTCTCTAGCTGAGTTATTAGCTTACCTAGCACATCCTCAGCAGGCTCTACACCAGCATGAGCTAGTATATCTGCTGCTGCTTCCTTTGCTGTCTGGGCTTTGTAGAAGAATCTATCCCAGTTGTAGTTGAAGTCCATAAGGAGTTGCTTAGTAATGTCTGGCTTCTTCACACCAGCAGTAGTAAGTATATCTTTAATCTGGTCATCAGCAAGAAAGTCATGGTCAAGGAGATACCTACCTGTCCTTACTGCCATATTGCCAGTCTCATGAGGCATCTCAGCAGCCTGGTTGATTGCTAACTTGAATGAGTCTGTTACTTCAGATGCACTAAGGCTATCTACATTCTTACCAGTTACTCTGCGAAGGTAGGCTCTAGAGTCCAAGAATGCTTGCCTGGCAGTAGATAGAGCGTGCTGACCAGGAGTCTTAGGTATCCTCTTGAGGATGCTTCTAACTCCTCTAAATGGCATATCCCAGAGTTCTAGCCAGCCTCGCTCAAGACCAGCAGCAAACTTACCTACATAAGGTAGAGGTTTAGTTATCTTAGTCAGTATGCCCAAGCCTATATAGGACGTTGGGTCAAAGGGAATCTCAATAGCCATCTTCAGCCAGATGTTAGTATCCCAATCCTGATATGCCTGAGATGCTGCTCCCCACCAGCCTTCGCCTAAGTCTCTATACTGATTGTATAGAGTCTCTAGTGCAGCTGCATCAGAGTCTTTCCTTATCCTTGGAAACGCCATAATAGCTAGAGCAGCTAGAGGTCTAGGAAGCATATTGAAGTACTTCTCTAGCATCTCTAGAGCTGCCAGTGCTGGCTGAGTGAATGTCATCTTGAGAAACTCTACTGGAGTTAGCTCTGGAGCCTCAGCCTGCTCTATGCCAGAGCGGAGTAAGTCCATATAGGCTACTTGGCATTTCCAGTCATTTACTAACTCTCCAGCTAAGTCGTGTATGTCCTCTATTTGCTTCTGGGTTTCTTCATCAAACTGTAAGTCCTTGAGGATACTCTTCACATCCTCCGTATCCATACCTTTAGGAAGCTCTGGCGCTCTAGGCTGGAAAGACCTCAGCAACTCATCTACTGTTAGATGATGCACACCTCTTAGCTCTAGCTTAGGCTGCTTAAGAATAGCTTCCAGTAGTTGTGTTCTAGCTTCCTCAGGAGTACCAGTGAACTCTGGAGGCAATTCTGGAGGTCTTAGTCCTTCTGCCTTATTCCATATGCCTTGCAACCACTGCTGGTCAGAGTCATCTATGAACTCATTAGGAAAGGCTGCAACAACATCGTCTATGCTTCTAATGCCGCTCTGTCTGTCCAACAGTATTATAGGTAGACTCTGAAGTACTTGTTGTCTCCAGCTAACTTTAGTGTATTCTTGAGTAGCAACCTCTACAGCAGCCTTACGCTGAGATAGTAATTGCTGAAACTCTTTATCAGGCACGAACTGCGGGAAAGGAATCATAGGAAGCCCGAAGCTGTGACCAAACTTAAAGCCTGCAAATCTGCTAGTTTTCTCTAGTTCTCTACTAGCCCCCGTTAGACGCTTCTGAGCTTGGTAGCGACTTCTAGCTAGTTGAGTAGATTCTAGCTTAAAGCCAGGAAAGTACTCCTGTGGCTCAACTGGAGGCGGAGGAGTTACTGGTGGCTTCTTTTGTTCTTCGCCATTAACCATCTTGCTTCTCCTCAATATGCTGATACAGCTCTTCAACTATCTTCCGATAAACTTCCATGCTTATATAAAGAGTCTCCCCGTGCAAAGCTCGTACTATAAATCCATATGGGTCAGCCTTGAATAATTCCTCAGGTGTGTGAAAAGCTTCTTCAGACATATCTAATCTCCTATTTCGGTGGTTGCCCAGGCCCTAACTGTGGTACTGCTTCTGGTCTACCTAATCCAGGCACTTGTTCTGCTGGAGGTTGAGGCTGCCTAGCAGGCTGACCCATAGCAGACAGCTGTGCTACTGCAGCATCAGCAGCTAGGCTGTATAGTCTTGCTGTCTCAACATCACCAAGCTTCTCTAGATAAGCTGCTTGCTCTCGGTGATACTGGACTAGGGCTATTATTGCATTACTCATATGGAGTTCAGCCTGGTCAGCTCTTATCCTAGCCCTTTCTCTCAGAGGGTCTTTAATGTCAGGGAAGAGTTTATTAACTACATAAGAATAGCTGAGTTGAAACTCTGGGTCAAGCATCCTAGCAGTTGTAGCTCTTTGCACTAAATCACCAGGAATCTCTATCTCATATTCTGCTGTGGCTCTAGCATCTGGAGATAAGTCAGTTGGGTACTTCCAGCCATAAGGCTTTACACCTCGTTCTCTAACATCATCTAACCAGTCATTATCCTCATCAGTATTGAGGTCAACAAAGGCCTGATGAAAAGGCTTCATAACCTGATTGGCAGAGGCTGCTATCTGAGACATGACGTAGGAGCTTATCTGCCCCTGCAAGCTGCCATACATACCCCAGTTAACTCCACCTCGCTGCATCATAGCTTCTAAGTCTAGTTGGGTGCTCCTTAGCTCTAGCGGCATAGGTGGAGTGCCTATGAACTCAACATTGTCCATAGGACCTCCACGGAAGATAGCTCCTCTGCGGAAGACATCCTCAGGGCGGACTATAGCCTTGCCACTGGCACTCCGCTCAAAGATTCTAGGCTGGGCAGTATCTCTCAGCAACTGTAGGCTAAAACTCCACCACTTATTCCAAGTGCGGTAGATATACTCATTAGTAGCTATGATACTTTGACCTAGTTCCTGCTTCCACCTATCTGAGAAGGCTGTGTCTTGAGTGTGGAGCTTCAAGGTTGATGAGTATGTCTCTGCAACTGTCCCTTCAGATAGGCTACCAATATCAGGCAGACCTCCTACTGGTGCTACATAGACAGGTATCTTCTTGAACCGGGTCTGTACAAACTTCACCAGCAGGCTATCTATAACTATTGCGTTCCAAACTACACGGTTGAAGGGAAAGGTATCAGATAATTCCACCCACCAGTAGTCATAGAGTCTAACACCTTTAGCACCGCTCATAGCCCACTGACGAGCAGCACCTTCACTTATCTCCCACCCATTCTGCCTTGCTATATTCAAAGCCCTCTGCGGAGTTATATCAAATATGTGAGCTACTTCATCTAGCCCCCAGTCTCCATCCCACATAGGATAGACCTCGGCTGGAGACCATACATCAAGATAGCATTTAGTACCATCATCAGATACTATGGAGAACTCTGCATACCAGCCAGTCGCCAGCATATAGCCTAGTCTAGTTCTATTGAGGCTCTGCCTAGGTCCTCTGCGCCTGAAGCTATTAGCCACATCCTTCCAGGCTACTTCATAAAAGCGACTGACCTCTGCATTAGCTACTGATTGTTCTATCTCAGTGACATCAGTCCCAGCTATTCTATGAGGAATCTTTGCATCTAGGAGATGGAGGACAAGGTTATATAGTGACCTTGGGTCGTTGCCTACAAATGACTCCATCTTGTCGGTCTTTAGTTCATCTACCATCTCTATC